AATCAAAACCAAGGTTTTAGTTTGGGGATCGGTATTGACAGCCGCCATAGCACTATCAATACCGTTTATAACTTACTACTTCGATAAGGAATAGAACTGGTACGGCGTCCCAGGGAAGGGACGCCGCTAGATCATAGTCTAAGCTGCCCCTCCATCTGTGAGTGCCTTCTAAGCATTGATCTCTCCTCTATTTCCATCCGGCAGGTATGTCTGCATAGTTCGCAATTGATAATGAGTTTTTAAAGCATGAAGTATGTGTTGCGGCTGGAAAATCAACCCAAAGCTCCGGGACTGTGCTAGTCAAACCCGTGCAACCGTAATATGTAAAGCCTAAGTTATTCACGCTAGGGTGCTTACCGATCGTAATTAGATCCGATGGTGCAGTAAGCAGAGTATTACAATTTTGAAATAGGCCGTTGAAATCTGTCACCAGTGAGTTGTTATCGAATAGACCGGACGGCACTGACTCAATATCGCAGCCATAAAAACACCGATAAAAGATTGTAGCTAAAGTATTGTTGTCGAATATTCTCGGACACGGACCAGTAAATGTGGAATTAAGAAACGCATAATAAAATGTTGTTATCAAGGGGCAGTCATCAAAAAAACCTGCCGGGATTGAACCAACAATGTTGGTGTTGTTGAAAAAAAGATTTGTGACATCAGTGAGAGCTGGCATACCTCGGATTGGCGACAGAACTCCTGTCAATGCCACTTTTCCTAAAGTGGTATTTAGTGCTAATGCCGTTGTAAGCCCACTCATCTTTAAGTTATAAGTGCCAGCGACAACATAGGTATGAGTCGGGGTTGTAACCATAGTTGCAAGATCTGAATCACCATCTCCCCAGTAGATATCCATAAGCCCATCTGCGCCAGTTGTAAACGACATTTGCTGATTTGGTGATGTTGTTGTCACTTCCAATGAAAACACTTGCTCAACTGAAGTTGAACTAAAGAGAGCTGGTGCAAATGTACCTGGAAAACTCATTAGCTAAATTCCTTCTGTAGCGTAGCATAAACATTAGTTCCGTCACTCCATCCAGAGAGGATATCAACCGCACTCCCTGCCGTAGATAATACTGGAGCGGTACCGCCAGGGAATTTAAAGACAGCATTATAGGCTAGGGTATTCGTACCGCCAACATCTTGGGAGATAACCCATATATATGTTGCGCCGCCCTTAAGATTTGTTGGAGCACCAAGAGTTCTATTGTCTGTTAATGTCACTTGGTGGACGTTGCCTAGATCGCAATCCGTTGCAATAGTAACTGCATCGGTAAGGGTATTTGTTTCACTCCAAGCCTGACCTGTTAGCTTAAGATTTCCCATCGACCATTCTGAATTCCAACTAGCACTACCGTATCTCTCAATTTGTGCCGTTGTCACATTCCAAATCAGCAAGCCTTCTTTTGGTGTGCTAATAGCATTTCTCTGAGTGGTAGTCATGTTGGGCAAGCCGATACCCTGCGTCGTACTCGTTAGGTCGATACCTGCCGATGCGTTATGGGTTGCCCCAACATAAATACCATTTACATCTACGCCGATAAACCTATTGCCACCGCCAAAGGTTCGAACTGATAGTAAGTCCGTTGCAATGGGAGTCGACGCATCTTGGATATCAAACACGCCGCCAGAAGCTGAAAGAATTATCTGGGGAGTTATTGAGTTATTATAAGCAGTCTGTAAATCTGTGATTGAACTTGTACCTCCGCCCCCTGCTCCGCCGAACTTAGCAACTTCAACGAAATCAGTATTGGCAGAGTTTAGCGCCGTTTCTCCATTCTTGACTATTAGCCATGCTCTAAATGTAGCATCGGCAAGTATCGGGTTAGTAGCGACATTCTCAGTGAAGAGAGCTTGTTCTGCGGCTGCTAAGGAGTTGTACTCAACTTGTCCGTAATGGACAAAGGTATTTGCTTGTGGCGGGCCACCTTCTGTAAAATAGAATAATCGCTGAACGGTCCATTTATTAACGGATACAGACACGGGTGTACCTGAACCATCATCATAATTATCAGGGTCAATCTCAGTTATGGTTGGCCCTACGGTAAATCCGCCCGAACCATCCTGATAGGTCATCCTCATGATAGAAATAGTTTCGGGATCGTTTGAAGTAATGTTCGGGTTTTGCTCATCATCTTGATTAGAGCCTATACGGTAGATCTCCCCTGAGGATTTATTAATCTGAAGGTTAGCGCCGTTAGCAGAATATACGTTCCCTGTCCTATTTAGAGATCCAATAGAGTCAGAAAGATCTGATGCTGTTAGCAGTTGGTCGAAGGCATGATGGTGAACATTAGTAACACCATTAATCGTAGTGTTATTCAGGTGAATAAGTCGTCCTATCTGGACGTAATCCCGACGCTGGCCTGTAGTCAATGCAGTCGGCGATTGAAATATGGCCCCCGCTGAATCTATGCCTATATCCGTTCTTGGGTTTGTTGCAATGTCAGTTACTGCGACCCCAGTAAAGGCACTCCAACTAACATGGCTGTAGACTGGATTTAGTGGGTCGGTGTAGTTGTCAACTACTATAGCCGTTCCAGCGGTCATATCAAACAATGCTGGGTTAGCATTTATCGAGAGGTCACCGCCAGTCAACAGTCCAGTCGATGTAAGGTTGCCTATGGCCTGGGTGGTCCTTAACTTTGTGTCCTGGGATTCCCAAGAAGGATCAATCCCATCAGTCCACAACATGTCTCCATCATTACCAATCGCTAGGCGAGCTGGAATAGTAGTATCATCCCTTAATATCATGTCCCCCTGGGTTGTCATGGGATTCACAAGCACAGCCGAAACGCCATCTATAAGCTCGTTTATAGTTTCGGCTATGACGTTTAGCCTGAGTGAGTCGCCATCGTCATGCGCCCCAGCGGTCGTGTCTGCTACACCTCTAACAACTGTGAGGTCGTTACTAGACACTCCTGTTACCTCGACTATCTCTGAGCCGACATTCATATAAACTGGAAGCTTGGCTGTTAGATCTGCCGGTGATTCAAGTACGGTAAAGGTTGTGGTGCTGTCATTAACAGCACCATCCATGGTTAGAACGTAATTGTTAAGAGCCTTATGATACATGGTCGAGCACTCCTTATGCGAGCAATACTACTAGACCAGTGTATAGGCTAGTAAAGGTTATTGTTATGTTGTTAGCATCCGCATCTACTCGCTCATAGTCAAATAGAGACAATAGTGGAGGGGCCTCGGCAGGTAAAAGTGCCCCATACAATCCGGCATTGTACAAAATATTATTGTATAGCGGTGTCCCGATGAAGGCATTTGGTGGTACGACAAATACCTGACCGAGAGGTACTTTGCCGAAATTGTGCGCTATTTCAACTAAGGTAGTATTGAAGAAAGGAAACTCCAACCTCAACTGGCATGCGAATTGATTGAAGACTTTCATACAACCACCTTTAAATTGGCACGATCCTAATCGCCGATTGAATCAAGCCAGTTGATCCAACCTCTGCCTCGAACCGCCATCGGATAAAGCCAACAGTTAGCCACGAGTGCGGTAGTGATACTATACCACTAAGCTCGCCTGCAACTATTTCTAATTCTACAGCCTCGCATGCAACCAATGGCTCCCAGGTATATGGATCTGGATAAATGGAAGCTTCCCAGATAAACTTGCCGAGAACTCCTGAAGCCCATTTCATCTGCCAGTTGGCTGAAGCAATTGGCAGAGTGAGATCTAAAACTTTGTCGAAGGTAAACGACGAGCCACCGTCTTGGTCAACAAGATATTCTGCATTAGTCAAGGCTCTACTCGGCATTAGTCTAGCTCCTCGATGATGAGTATGTTGCTTTCTTGGACATCTTGATAATTTAGGAATATGCTTTGTCCACCACCAACTAATGCCATCCCTAAAGATGACTGTATTCTAAAAGTTTTAGCAATTACTGTATCGTTGGGGCCATAAAATTGCTGGCTGATCTGATAAGTCTCACGGGCAATAGACATTGCATATAATCCCACCCGCTTAGGGGTCCCAGAATTAGTAGCATACAATCCGGTGTTGGTTTTGAAGCCACCGCTAGCAGTAGCGACAAAAATGAAATCAGCTTGATATCGGACGCCATATTCATATGGAAAACGCCAATACATATATGGTTGTATTTCTTGGGTGACCTTGCTGTTAATGGCTGGAAATATCCAACGCTTTTTGGGGCGAGGGAATTCGGCCTTTCCTCCTAATAAAACATCGACACCCTTATTGCCATAGAGAACCGCACGAATTCCGTCTGGATTCTTGGTATCAAAGTTTGCAGAAGTAAGGGTGCCGAACCCTAAGAAGTTAGATGGAAAGGCAATAACCCCAGCCGTATCTGTTCTGATAGAAACGTCTGGACAGCTTGATAGTATTACAAATCTTAGGATTCTATTTGAGCCTGTAGCACTGGTAGATTCACCCGAAAGACTTGTAGATGTCGATGTAGTAGTTAACCCGCTACCATTAGTATTAAAGATAGTCCAAGTCACATCATTGGCATCGACAATACTTATAGCTATGCCTCTACCAAGCATGTCAGTAAACTCATACATAGCACTTCCGAAATATGTTTCGGCTTGGAAGTCAACCCAGGCATTGGCATCACTTAGCTGGCCTCTATCGAGTCGCAGCCATTGGAGATACTCCCCATCCCCTGGTACGCTATCAGCTACGCTAAGTGAATCCATTATATTAGTGCCATCGTCGGCGTTCGTGCCATCGACATATGAACCAACATCCCACTTCCAAAGGTCAACTGGGATATCATCAGGCGTATTTTCTTCTATCCAGCCAAGCCATGTATAGACGTTGTACTGCCAACCATTTTGATGATGTAGGTTAGGCTTTACAGGCGTACCAGTCTCGGTCCCATCGTTTGTAGTCCACCCAAGTGTTTGCTGCGTATAAGAAGGATCAGCCTTAAGGGCGGCACTATCACTTGCCCATTCAGTTGATACAGTAGGTTTAGTCATGCGTTGATCTCCTCTACCGTAAGAATGTTCATATCCTGAGCATAAGGGTACACATTATCTATCGACCCTAAAAGTCCTTGGTCTTCGATAGCGATGGTAGCAGTCAATGCGATAGCCTTGCGGGTAACCTGAAATGGTCCAGTGAATTCAAACTTTATATCTATAGCGTTAAGACCTGATGACATACCATAGCTATGAATATAGTCTGTGCCTGTAGGTCCTGCAATCACATCACCAATAGCCGTATAGGGAGCTTGGATAACAGAGTCATTACTTAGCCAGAAGTTTACGCTATATCTTTTTCCAGGCTCCCAAGAAATAGGCCACTGAATATTAGGACTAATTCCCATTGTTGTCTTTGAATTATTGGCTGGCCTTATCCATCTCTTCCTTGGCATCTTGTAAGGTGATTTACCACCTGTCGAGAAATCAAGATTGACATCGCCATAAAGAACTGCACGAATACCACCAGGATTCTTTGTTGCAAAATTAGAAATCGTTAAGCTTACAAATCCTACGAAGTCAGAAGGGAATGTAGTAACTCCGTCTTTTACTTTCTGAATAGCTATATCTGTAGAAGCTACTTGTATTGTGAAAGTCAATACCGTAGTGATCCCCGATTTTAGGGTACCCTCTGGCAATGATGCGAGGTTATTTGGTACGTCCTCAAGTCTATTATTACTGTTAGCATTGTAGATTGTCCATTCAGCATCGTCACCATCCACTAGCCTAATGGCTATACCTCTGGATAGCATGTCCTGGAACTCGTAGTGCATACCGCCGAATTGAGTTTCAGGCTGGAAGTCTAGCCAAGGATCAGCGTCAAATTGCTGTCCTGAATGATCCCTCTTGAACTCTAAGTTACCACCCGATTCTGAGATAAGATCAATGAACCTCAACGCACCAGAGGTCCTAGTATCTAGTTGTCCTAAATTGGCCGTGTCCCACTCCCACAAGTCAAAAGAATCAATGTCATCATCTGGAGAGTTTTCTGATACAAAATTAATGTAAGAGGCGACCGTATCCTGCCAATAGTTTTGATTCTTAATAACAGGCCTAGGCTTAGTTCCTGACAAGGTATCATCGGAAGTAGTCCAGCCATGGGTCTTTTGCTTGGCTGTAGTCTCTTCCTTTATGGAGTCAGAATTAGCTGCCCATTCTACTGGTCCTGTTGGTCTGGTAGTAGCCATTTTTTAGTTCCTCTCTGATACCCAAAGCATGCAGCCTCGATGGTTGCCAAAATTATAGATGCCTGATATATCCCCTGATCTGCCATTGCCATTGATAGGATCGGTAAGGCCTTCAAATCTTAAAGCTGGTATATCAGCCGGAATAATCGTCCTAGGATAAGTAAAGCCGCCATTGATCTTGACCGAGTTATCAGAGGTAGAACCATATGACCTTGCTAAAATTTCAGTAGAAAGCTCTGAGGCCCGAACCCAAACTATCGTCGGGGCATTTACACTGGTTACAATGCAATCATAGTCGAACCTGTATGACTTACCATTCTCTAAACCAAGTCTAAACTGAACGTCAGGAGTAGTGTCTGCAGCCATAGCTGCGGCATCGCCAACATTTATAGGTCTAATCCATCTCCTTCTAGGGTATCCTTTTGTCCTAATATTTCTAATAGAGTAGTTCCAAGATGATTCGCCTATTGTTCCAAGACCATGATACCTGCCAACTCTAAATCCATTTGGATTCTCAGTTAGAAAATTCGTCATATCAATAGTGGTAAAGCCGGTGAAGTCACTCACTGGCACACCGTCCTTTACGATTCCTATATTGGTTGCCAGTGAGTTTACTTCAAATTGTAGAGTTCTGGTTGCCGCATCAACGCCACCCATATGGCCAACGATCTCAGCTAATGGCTCTGTGTGCTGATCGTCTGATATGCCTTCGCCAAGCACATTGTAGATTATCCATTCAACCGAAGATCCATCAATAATCTTTAGAGCCAAGCCTCTACCTATCATGTCATAGAACTCTAAAAACTTGGCACCGAACAAACAGTCTGGAGAATGAGCTGTCCATGTAGCCGCTGCGGCTCCTGTCTCATCTCTATTCCAAATTAAAGTTGCAGGCCCCTTGTTTATCGTAACGTCTGTAGTGAAGGGGTCGATTGTACCATTGTTAGGAACTCCGCCAGTGTCCCACTCCCATAAGTCTTCAAAGGCATAGTCTCCGTTTAAAGCAGGGAATGAAGCATCTATCCAGTCTATCCATAGAGATACATTATAGTTCCATCCATTTTGGTGCTGGAACGTAGGCTTAGGCGGTGTTCCTGACAAGGTATCATCAGAAGTAGTCCAGCCATGGGTTAGCATCTTGGCGGTTGGCTCAAGCTTTAGAGAAGCGGAATCCGTAGCCCATTCTGCGCTGTCTGTTGGTTTAATAGCCATTCAAATTAGCCTCACTAAGTTAACAGCAATGAGTAATAACCAGCATCTTCATTTGACGCTATCTGTAAAACTTTGTCTCTGATGATACCGAAAGGATTGTTAGTGTTCCAATCAGTTTCTTGCGTATCATCATATCCTGAAAAGTCTGATACTAGTACAGACGATGCAACCACTACCCCATCTTTTGTTATCGTCGCAGAATCTACGCCGCCCTTCCTAAATAACAAGTCAACAGTCTCACCACCTGTAATTGTTCTTTTCGCAGCAAGCTTAAAACCGCCGATGCTGGTAAACGTCCACCGCACGCCAGCTTGGTCAACCAACTCTAGGTAGCTGCCGACTTTATCAAAGTTTACAAAGTCGAGATAGAGAACCCTACCTGGATTGTAAATGAGAACGAAGCTAAGACCTTGGTTGTTCACATCGGGGTTATAAGCTACCACCCTATCAGTTTCAGCAAAGGCCCCATTCGGCTCGAATTTATAGCTCTCATAGTATCTGAATGGCGGCAAGAATGGATCAATCAATGATAGGCCAGTAGGATTATACGCAGCGTAAAGAGATGCATCATCTTCATTATATGGCACGAAGTCGGCAAGAAAAGTAGCTGGTGAAATGAATAGTCGATCTCGATAGATCTCAGCCCTAACCGTTCCAGGCGTAGAAAAGAATATCTCAATCTTTAAATCTCCTGACACAATGCTCGAAGTGACAGTAGTTGAAATATTCCTAAGCCCCCACCTAACGCCAGAAGAATCGACTAGAACAATATAGTTTCCAAGCCTACCATTGGCTGCAGTATTTAGCCTCAGCGCTATCTCATCGGCGAACTCATTGCCTGCAACATTGTCCTCGACATATATGCTGAGTGCTAAATTATCAGTTGTAACCTCTTCTGCTAAAATTCTCAGAGAAGTTGTAAGGACGCCGCTTGCTGGGAAAGTATAAGCAGGATCATATGATATCGTTGTACTTTGAACATCCACTCTGTTGGCTGCAATGATGCCACCAGTTGGATAGCCAACATTGCGGTATGGGAAATCGGCTCTATTAGTATCATTCCAAGCAGTAAAGCCCAACCAATTGGCTGGCGTTGCAGGGACCAGGAGCCTCTTAGAATTAGTTAGATTCGACAGAAGCACGCCGTTCTCTGTGCCGTTATTATCCAGTTCTATATTGATCTGCCAATATGTGCCGTTGTCTACGAAGGTAGGAACCGTTGACGAGGGATTAAAAACGATCTTCCATCTTCGAAGGAAGAAGTCTACTAATTCGAATACACCACTACTCGTAATAGCATTATTTATCTCTGCTAGAAAGACACTGGGATTGTCACTGGTAAGCATAAAGATTTCAACTTGAGTCACTAGGCCGACGACAGCTACTCTTATCTTATCCGTAACAGGCATCGACCCTGCCGGTGCGTATACAAAAGAGTAGAAAGTTCTTTGGGACGAATCTACATTAGAGACTACTCCAAGCTTGTTATTATTCTCAAAGGCAATTTTATCGGTATCGTAATAGCTAGCCATCGTAGGCTGTTGATAGCTGGGCAATGTGAAGTGTCCAAAGTATTCTAACATACATGTATTGTCCGCTACCGCTACACGTTGGTTAAAATAATTACCGCTAGCTGAAGGAGTTACACTTGAATTTTGATTGCTGGTAACTATCCATTGAACATTATCCAAATCCCAAAATATAATCTCATTGTTAGATGTCGCAGCCCATACAACCAGTTCGTCTTCAAAGTCCTGACCTACAGAATCGTTAAGAGTTCTAAAAGTGAAGTAGAAGGAGTCACGAAGAATCCTTACCGTGCTAGTTAAATCACCAAGGTCTTGGAATACATAAGAGAAAGATTCTACTCCACCATCTATAATGCTAGCGAATGGTCCGGCATCACCATCTCCGTCTATGGTAAAGGCGAAGACAGGGGAGAAACCCGAAGGGATGAAAACGATTCCCTCAAATTGAACGCCTGCCGACTTGGCTAGATTTATTATATCAGTTAGCAAGGCTGGCTCTGCGGGAACTACAGCACCAGTTAGATTGATAAAAAATACAGCCGGTGCAGGACCATCGAAAAGATAATACTCATCAGCTACTATCAACTTCGTCAACAGAGCTAAAATATCGCTAGCTCTACCCTCAGAATTGTAAGCAGCCACTAGGCCATACAGAACAGTTCTATATGTCTCATCATCTACTGGCCTAGTTTGAGCGTTTAAAAGATCTCCTAACAAGTCAAGGTTTTTACCTACTGCCGTATCTAATGTTAGATCAGCTTTGAATTTAAAAAGCTCTTCTTCTATCTCGTTAATCTTACTTGTAAAGGTGTCAAGTAAGGTTTTGAATATAGGAGAGCCCTTATATTGAGATAGAACTTTTATATTGCCAGCTACTTCGTGGTCAATGGCTTCCAGTTCTTTAGTCATTAGGGAGTATCCTCGACAACAATGTTAGCAAGAATAGTAGCTGCGTTCTCGAATACGTCGATAGCTATGTCGTCCGGCAAGGTAGGTACAGGGGACGTATCCAAAAGAATCGTTAAGTCTATGATCCCAGGGACAAGATTCACAGGCGTATAGAGCCGATGATTTAAAACGTCCTGGCCGATCTCGAATGTGGTAAAGAAGTTAATCAAGTTATTCTTGATCTGGCTATCACCGTCGGAAGGATAATCATCAGCATCGATTGTTCTTTGGACAGTGATATAAACTGAAACGTCAACGGTAGAGCTAAATGGTACTTCGATACTCTCGCCGTTGACATCGACCACATCACCATGCCTACCGATAGTGTCCGTTGATACTGGCTTGATACCTAGAGACTTTGCATCATATATTGCTTGCCCTATGGCATTATTGGTTGACGCATCGTTTAGAGCGTTGACGAAGACTTCGAAGCTGTGCGGTGGCATAACATCTATCACGCCTGGAACGTCTACGGCGGTATCATTCTCAATAATCGACACGTTATAGGTATCGCTATTGATCGCAGCGACAACAGCCTCTCTTACGCCGCCAGCGGTAGCCGTTCCTTGCCTTGCTAGTTCTTGGTATCTCCTGAATCTATAGTCGGCGTCACTCTCTACTGGCCTTCCTTCTATGGTAGAAAATGGATTGTAGACTGCATCCCATCCCGCCACCGCATCTTTGATAGTTACTAGCTGCCCCTCAGCGGCTAGGACAAGAGCTTCATTAGATGAAAGAGTATTGGCGGGTGTAGTTTGAGAATAGTTATTCTGGTATCCCAGGATAGTGCCTGACTGCAAAGCATTGTTTTGTTGAAGGAGCACGTTACTACCTAGCGTCGCAGAATTTAACTGGATGGTAACGGCGGTATTTAATTCGAAAGTACCAGTAACAGTCACTGCAGTTACATTAGGCAGAGATTGAAGGGCCGTTTTTATCTCAGCGGCTGAAAAGTCATATTCGATAGCCACATAGTTTCCGTCCCATCCTAAATCTATAGTCCCACCCCTTGCTACAAGAGCATAGGATGCGACGTTAATAAATGGTCCTTGAAACGAAAGATTTATCGGTAAGTATGTTAGTTTCTCTAGCGTACTACTATTAACGACTAGCTCTTTGTCTATTATGGTATCAACTAATTCAACATGACAGAAGCCTGGTCCGGCAGTAACTCCCAAAGATACACCATCGAATCCGCCGAGTACCGTTACTTCTGTTATTCCTACGATACCTTCTATAGCGGTTTTTATCTCGGAAGGTGTCGCATCCCAATCAACCGTTACAAACAATCCATCGTAACCGAATTCTATCTGCCCTACGCTCGCAAGGCTTTCAACAACAATGGCTGAGGCGTCTTCTACTATAACGTAGTCAGTTATATCAGGGGCACCAACAGTATTCTTAGACGACAGGAGGAAGTCATTTACAGTATTCGTTACTGTGATTCGATTGCCTTGACCTATGCTGGTAGCTAGGTCGCCAACCAAATATACTCTAGCTTGCGAACTCTTAGCCATTGTTCTGGGAGTATTCGTCAAGCTGTTAGCTTCGTCAAGAGAAGTACCAGTAGCGGTCAGAGGAAAGTATGAGTTATAGATATCCTGCAAGCCATCCCAAGCCTCAGCCATCTGTGCTGAAAAGATATCTATCAACTGGCCAAACCTAGAACTAGGTGCAGCATTAACGACTTCACCAATCGTCGAAAGATTTTCCTCTATCTCAATTTGCAACTCTTCCTGAATTTCAGCTTGAGTTTTGGGAGTGAATCCATTTTCGTCTAGTCCGGCCATGTCATCTTATCCTTGTGTCTGTTCAGAGTATCTGAATATTATCCTTGATTAACGCCCCATCATCTGTGCGACAAACAAACTGCACAGTAAGCCCTCTAGTCTCTTTGATAAACCCTAGCTTTAATTCATCGACCGTAGCAACCCCAGGGGTTAGAAGTAATTCGTTTCGAATAATCCTATCAGTCTTATCTATAGGCAAAGGCTTGACGCTGAATATCTCTTGAATCCACGGCACACCTACTTGATTCCCAACTTCGTCAAGGAAGTATTCTCCTTGGAATGTCTGAAGCCTCGCTATCAGGTCTTGCCTTATGCCTTCATTAGTATCGGTGTCAGAGGTTAGTTTTAAATCACCATCAACTATGACGATATCCTTTACTATGTTGTCAAAAAATATGTCAGCCATCTTTCCCTCATTGTGTGCTTAGTTCTTCAAGCTCTTTGCCGATAGCTTGAAGAATTGGAGTATTTATCGGGTCGCTTATGGTTAAAGGTACTGGGATTGAACCGCCCCCAGGTGGTATCCTGCTACCGAATTCAGCCACTAAAAGTAAATCAATCAGTGTCTTTAATATGCCAACCAAATCCCTTTGCTTTAAACCCTTGGATGCGAGCAATGGGTTTATAAGAGCATTAGGATCTCCCAAGAATAGCTTCTCCGATAAAACATTCATTGCATCATTGGCATGTAGGAGATGCTTCGCCAGCATAGACTTGTGAGCTACGCCAGGAATCAAGAATCCATCACTAAGCTGAAACATGGTTGCATCTTTGAGCTTCCTAGATAAACCTTGCTTCCAGTTATCCAAGTTCCTTTGAGAGCATATCAGCACAGCCTTGTCCCCTGGCTCTAATGGAAAGATGATTGCCTTACTGCTAGTCATTGGGAAGCATATGGGGACACGTTGGACGGTAGGAGCATCAACTATTTCAC